GAAAATGCGGATATACCAAACATGGCTTACGGCGTACCGCCGCCTCCGCTTAAGTTGTCGCTAACCGCAACAGCGCAGTGGTAGTGGTATTGGCTGGCATTGTCAACGTAAACGTACCCGCCGTAATAGACTGTGAACCAAACGTGTGGACACTGACCGCCTTGTTACCTTGGGTAGAGTTGTAAATCAACACAGTATCAAACGCGGTTGCTAAAGTAACATTGGTGTAAACAAGACTACCAGAAGGAGTAAAGAAGCCTACCCCCGCAGTTGCAGACGAGTTTGTGGATGTTGGAGGCGTAGCGTTGGTTACGTTTATACCGCCTGCTGTGTAGTTTGCGCCAGAGACTTCGCCGGTAACTGTATATACAGTAGTGGCTGCATTAATCGTAGCGGAAACAAGATACAAAGCGCCATTGAAGGTATCCGCAGTTGCTGCTGCACGAATAGGAGAAGCGCCAAAATTATGGGTTGCAGTCATTAGTTCCCCGAGGAACGATGTGCACATTGATTGGGTATTTGCCATGATATATCCTTAAAAAGATGCAGCTTCGCCACCAGCAAAGGCGGGTGATTTCTTCAACGTGACATGCGCTGAGCGGTGAACCAACTCGCCGTCCAACCAGTACTCAACCCAAGTCGTTAGCTCATTGTCATTATCGACTGTGCCTTCCCGTTTTTCAAGCAGAGAATCATCCATGTCGCCTTTGGTGGTAGTGACTATCAATTTGAACTCCTGATAAGCGCAGTTGTTGAGGTGTTAGCGGGCATGGTGATTGTAAACGTGCCAGTCGATGTTTTGTCAGAACCAAAGTCCAAAACCGCAATAGATTTGTTACCCTGCGTGGCGTTATAAATCAAAGCGCACCGGGCAGTCAAAGATGCCGTCCAAGACACATTATTCCAGTTTGCGTAGGCCACGTAACCCGAAGAGCTAATGGCTACCCCGGTCATGATTTCCCCACCAGCCGTATATCCCGCAGCAACTACTTCATTGGTAGCACTGTAGACCGTAGTGTCTTCATTCAAGTTAGCGTTACCCGTATACAGCGCAATCTTAATTGTGTCCGTAGCCAAGTTGTGTACAGCGGTGTACAACTCTTTCTTGAAGCTGGTGGTCTGGGTTTGGACAATGCTCATTTCACAGCCTGCCTAAATTGACCGCTACGATAAGCGTCCTGACGCTCCAAGCCATCTGCCAAACGTTTAGCCAAAACAACTGCTTCCATGTACTTCTGGTTGTACAGAGCAACCATATCCTGTTCACCTTTCATAAAGGTGTACGCCTCTACTAATGCGCCATATAGCAGCACGGAATCAAAGTTATCACCCAACCAAGTTTGTCCACTGGCTACTGTAGTGATTGACTCGGGATAGTAGTAGTAGTGAAGTTCTACGGAATACGTAGTATCTGGAGTAGGGCCAAGAATAAAACTTAACTCGTTTGTTGGCGTAGGCAGCGCTCCCGATGTTGTAGTTGGGCCAAACAAAGCGTAATACTTTGGTGTTCCGGTTTCCGTTGGCGTAGGATACGCCTCACGAATAAAGTTTACATCTTTGTTGAGTAAAAATGTATATGGGCCAGACCCAGAAAAAATAGCTAATGAGTACGTTGACAGAAAATCTTCTGGAGCAGACAAGTACTTGTTATTGACTGTTACTGTCCCCGTTACGTTTTTACGTATCGAAGGAAACTGCATCGAGTTGTAGATGCGTTGCTCTGCCTGCGTAATGAACTTATTGATCTGAGCCGTCGAAGATACAGTAGACGAATCCGCGAGGGTAATCGCCGGAAAATTATTTTCCGTATAAGTCTGAATTGTTGACGAAAGCTCAGAGTAGTTCATTTTGCTATCTCGTACTTGTTTCGTTTAGCTTCATTTTCTCTTGCCCTCATAAGTTGCAAATTACTTGGCACGTGTAACCCTGAAACTATTTTACCTTGCAACGGGATAATATGGTCAACCGTCCACGGCTCATTATTAACTCTAGACAACATTGCGGCAACTGAATAGATACATTTAATTTTTAGCTCATCAAACTCAGTTTGCCAAATTGGAATACGTTGCAGCAAAGCCGCCCTACGTTTTGATGCGTTGGCATTTATTAAATGCTTATGCTGGCTTTTGTATACCTTTTTCCTATCGGCATTCCACTGTTTTTTCTGGTGGTATCTAACCCTTGCGTTGGCGTTGTATGCTTCTTTTGTTTTGTCAGAAAGCTTGCTAACCCACAATTTCTTTGCAGCACGTACACTTTCAATATTAGACGCAATCCAAGCTTTGTTTTTTTCAAGCAGGCGTTCCTTATTCTTAAGGTAATACTCCCTTTGCTTGGCTTTTGCAACGCTTGGATCTTTGTACGGCATGATATTAGGCTAGAGGCCCTCTTGCCATCAAGCCTTTGGTAGCCGCGCCAGTACCACGAATTTTGATACCGTCAGTTTTAACTGGCTCGTTACCAGCGGATTTGCTGATAGCGCCGATACTTACATCGTAGGTTTCTAGCTTGCTACGGTTTGGCTCTTTGCCGGGGTTGCTGGCAATGCTCATAGCCTTGCCGTCCATCGTATGCGGTTTTGCATAGACGGCAGCAGAGCCTACTTCTTTACCCATTTTCTTCATACTGTAGGCCATGATTTACCCCGTTTTTTGGTTAGCTGCGCGGGACATATTACGACCCATACGCATACGGTCTTCACCGGTAGGGCCACCCTTTTTCATGCTCTTGGTGTGCATACGGCTCTCGTGACCCTTGACTATTTTCTTAGCCTCAGTATCAGCAATCTGCTTTACTTTCTTCGTGTCCATCATTCACTCCTATGAAACCGTTACTGTACCAACACTTGTAACTCCAACCAAATAATTCGGAGTTAACGCTACGTCAAACTGACTTGCCCCGCCTACCGGAGCCCATCCCCACTGAATATCCCGTGAACCACCAGCAGGAAACCCGTTTACATTGTTACCCGAAGTCACATACGTTGTGTCTTTCCTCGGATTACGCAGTGCTTGCGGATCATCAACCGGGAATGTACCAAGCATTAATTGCGGCTGGTCGGGATCCCAACAATCAGGGCATACAAGCAGTTCATACTTCTTCTGCTTGATTATCTCTGTTTTTAGCTTCTTTAGCAGGAATTGTTGCCCGCAACGATCACATTCTGCAATCGCCTTTTTACCAGAAGCAAACCGATTACCCATTACGAATTACCAATAAACATCTGTCTTGGGACAAAACGTATAGCTGCCTTCTCGCGGTCTTCATCGGCGGCTAACTGCCAAGCTTCATCATACTGGGCTTTTAGAATTGGTAAGCGCTCCATGCCACCCGGTATCTTTTGGGCTACGTAATACGCCAGTCCCGCAATCATGCAAGGCAAAAACCTAAATGGCACATCCATTGTATTTACGCCGCCGCCAGCATCATCAATACGGCGCATACGCCAGTAGACAAATTGGTAGGTCGTGGAGTTGTCCGGTGTAGGCCAAAGCGTTACCCGTGGGATGTTCTGAATAGCCACCGCATCACCAGATGAATGCGAGGCGGCAGTAGTATTGTTCTGTCCACGGGCACAGCTATATAGGGTATTCCCTGATATGTATCCGTAGTAGATGGTTTCGGTGCCGACTAATATATACCCCGTAGCAGGTAAGCTGGTAGCAGACGTTACAGAAATAGTGGTATCTGTAGCTGTGATAGCGGCGCTTAGTGTGGTAACCGCCGCTGTAGTCTGGCCGTCAAGCCGTTGAAACCACATCTGTATTGGGCGAGCTTGCTGGAGTTTATTGGGGATCGTAGCGTAGGTGCTAACACTAATCCGCGTGATGGTGAGATCGGCTTGAGTAGACGCAGTGTTAGCACCAGTACGGATTACATGCTCTAGCAGGTCTACGGTGCCTACAGGGATAGGGTAAGTGTTCAACCCCGGAACCAAGTTAATAGTCCCCTGCTCAAACGTCCACATGTTTATGCCACGGTTTGCCCAATCGGCAAACATGATATTAAGACTGCGCCGCGCAGTACGCATGTCGTAGCCTGTGCGCAACTCGGAACCTGCACGTTCAAACGCTTCCTCGACTATCTCGCTTAAGTCGAGGTTGAAGGTAGCGGTTCCGGTAGTAGCCATTATCTAAATCCTGCTGTTTTCTTTGCTATGGTTTTGGGCTGAGCCACAAACTGTTTACCTGCCGCTTTGCCTGCACGCTTTGCTTTGGTGGTCGCTGCGTATTCAGCCGATGACAAAGATTTTATAGCAGCTTCAGGCAAATATCGCTCACCTGTTTTTGACGAAGGCTTTCCCGACTTGGTGCGCCATTTCTGGTCACCCCAGTTTTTAAGGGATTGCTGCGGGGCTTTCAATCTCTGTACCCTCCACCAGAAGCCGTGTACTTCTTAGCTACAAGCTGGGCTTTTCTCGCGCTCCATTGCCCCGCCCCAGTGCCTTGCGTAGCCGCAGCTTTAACCTGCGCCACAATCTTCTTACGTAAGCTAGGCTTGGTGTAGTTACCTGCGGCATTAACCGTACCCCCTTCAGCATATTGCGTAAAGTCAGTGTCGTCCCGACGGGGCAGCTTCTTGCCCTTTGGCATCTTAGAAGGGGAGATGGCTCCCATCCCCCGGCTGGCTCTCACAGCATCATTCCTCGGGTTTTACCGCGCTGGGCACAACCATCTGCACGGCTAGATGCAGAACCACCTTTAGCCATCTTCTTCACTGGCTCATCCACGGGCACAGAGTCAGGATACATCGGGGGCTTTGGCTTGGGTTTAGGCGCAGGTTTAGGCTTCTTGGCTACAGGCTCGTCTACCGGAGTAGCGTTAGGGTATTCGTAATCTTTAGCCATGATAACTCCTTAGCACATTTTGCCTTTGGTCTTGCCGCGTACAGCAATACCGTCAGCACGTTTGGATGCAGAACCTACTGAGCCACCTTTTGCCATACCCATTGCGCTACGGATACGTTCATTAACCGGCCTATCATCGTCTTCGCGGCGCTTACCCCGTGTTAGGCTACGTAACGCAGACATGGGGCTTGTAAGATCAGCTTTATCGCTTTGCTTGGCGGCTACGTCACGACCACTTCCGGCGTCTGATATTGACCCACCCGGTTGACCAAGTTTATTAGACATGGCAGGCATACGGGTTGATTCACCGCGACGGGTTAAGCCTTGCTGTTTATTCAAATAGTCGCGCAGGCTAAGACCGGATGCAGCAAGCTGTTCCTTGGTAACCATAGGCGTTTTGCTACCCGAAGATGCTTGTCCGGGACGCATTGGCATCTTGGTCGGGGCTTCTTCATCCATTTTTATAGTGGGCGCAGCTTTACCTGCGGAACTCTTTTCAGCAGCAGAGCGGATTTGCTCTTCTATTGAATCGTCGCTTTCGTAACCCTGTTTAGTGATAGCCATGATTTAGTCCTTAGCAGGCTTTGCCGCCCTTATTCATCTTAACCATCATACCTTTGGTTTTGCCTTTAGAAGCAATACCGTCAGCGGCTTTGTGCCCAGCAGCTAGGCCACCTTTAGCCATTTTCTTCATCGGCATTTCTGCTTTGGCTCCAGCTTTTTTCTTAGCTATCATTGCCATGAAAGGATTCATCTTAGCCATAGTATCACCACCTTTAGAAAATTTGCCTTTGTCGGCATCGTTAAAGTCTTTACCCACGGACTGTGGGACTCCTACCTTCTTGGCAAACTTTGGGTTGTTAGCCACCGCAGCCATGAAATTGTGTTGCTTTTTACTCGTCGATGGCACTATTTACTCCACCACTGAGCAAAATGAGTTAGCGTTGCCCCAAGCACGCCGCCTGCGCCTGCAATACCAATCAACACTCTCCAGCCACCTTTGGCTTCAGCCAACGTGGCGTTAATGCTGGTCAGCATTTTCTTAATCTCATCTATGTCCGAGGCCATCTTGTCCATATCAGATTGCAAGTGCGCAATGTCTGAGGCATGGGTAGCTAGTTCACGGGCAGTTTGTATCGCGTCAGTCATATCAGCATTTCCATCTAGCTAGTGAAGCGGCTTTCCGGGTTGGTTTGCCCTTCTCGTCTTTCATTGGCCCCGGCATACCCGACATACGGGCGCAGAACGACTTCTTACGGGGGCCACCTTCGGGCTGTGGAGCCTTTAGATTAGACCCTGTTGCTGCGTTGTACTTAGAGCGGCCTTTGGCAGTCAGCCCAGCCCCTTTAGAGACCGGCAACTTTTCACCACGACCAACTGCAAGGGATGGGGTTTTCTTCATGCCGCTGGTCCAATACTCTGCCCGTTATTGGCAATTAGCACCCCTTCAAAGATGGTACCGATAGCCAGACCTGCACCACTGGACTTGAACTGGAATTGAACGTCTGTTTTTTCAGCAAAGTTCAAAGGGAACTGCGCCGCAAACTCAAAGGTGTTCAGGAACGGTGCTTGTGAAACTATGTACTTGGTGCCCGCAGGTGACAGGGTTTGCGCACGGAATGTTGCGTAGACTCCAGATGTAACTGAAGTTGA